CTTAGTAGTAAAGATAAACAATTCCGTTACCGCCTGAACCTGATGTGCCATCGTGGGAAGAACTACCACCACCACCGCCACCAGCACCACCATTACCGCCATTGTTTCCAGAAGCGTTAGCACCTGCGCCAGCAAGACCTGCACCGCCACCGCCTGCGCCAAAACCTGTTCCCGTGCCAGATGTACCTGTGCCGCCTGCATAGAAATCTCCTGTGCCACCATTACCGCCAGTTGCAAGTCCTGTAGTTGTTGAACTACCACCACCGCCACAGATAAGACCACGACCACCACTACCGCAAGTTCCAGTATTTCCAGTAGTTGATGAAGATGTACCACCACCACCGCCGTTGCCACCACCTGTTGAAACGCCAGCAGGTCCACTATTTTGTGCGTTTGCTGCACCACTTGCGTAACCAATCACACCTGCTCCTGCTGCAGGTGCTCCCGTATAAGAAACCGTTGAGGTACTGCTATTTGAGTTAAGTCCTGTTGCCCCCACTGATGCTCCAGATTGCCCGTTAGTAAAACCGCCGCTACCACCGCCTGCCATAACCATTCCGTAAATAGAATTACCGCCGCGATTACCTGCAGTAAAACCAGAAACTCCTGCACCACCAGTTCCAACGGTTACGGTATTTGTTGCCCAAGTCCAACCTGCAGAGTAGCCACCAGCACCACCACCTGCTTTAGAACCACCATTTGTTGCGGTTCCAGTTCCAGATGAAACTCCTACCGTACCATTGGTGATTGTAAATTGAGTTGCGTTTGCAGAGGCAATGGGGGCTCCAGTTACGTTAAGAACCGAACCTGATGCAACGCCAAGCCCTGAAACGTTTACAAATTCACCTGCTAGAAATGAATTGTTTGCGGTGTAAGTAATTGTTGTTCCGTTACCTGTCGCAGCCGTTACCGTTGCCGTTGATTGCGCTCTTGATGATGAACCGCTACCACCACCACCAATAACGATTGCATAGACTCTATTGATTCCAGCAGGGATTGTTACTGATGTTGTTCCTGTTGCAGAGATAGTTTGTTGCAACTTGAGTCCATAAGGTGTATCAGTAAATGATGAATTGCTATAAATAGATGCGCTCATAATATCTCCATTGTATCATATAGTTTTTTTTAATAAAAAAGATAAAGAATTCCGTTGCCGCCTGCGTTAGATGTACCACCACCGCCACCTGCGCCACCACCAAGACCACCAGTACCACCTGAACCACCTGAAGCGTTACCGCCGTTGCCAGCAACTCCACCACCACCACCACCTGCGCCGTTTGTTGCAGTTCCAGTAGTACCAGTACCACCTGTTGTTATTTGACCAGTAAGGATGTTGATTCCGTTACCACCATTACCGCCTATACGAGTTCCTGTTGTTCCAGAAGCACGACCACCACCGCCACCTACTAAACCGCTACCACCGCCACCACCAGTGTTGGTTTGAGTTCCTGCAGTAAATTGCGAACCACCACCGCCACCAGAAATTCCATCTCCACCTGCGCTTGCATCCGATATTGCATCTGGTGCGCCACCGCCAGCACCACTACCATTATTACCTTTGATGTTTACTTGAAATCTTGTTCCACCACCAGGTATGCCCCAATAATTTGTTTCCCCCGCGCCTGATGCGGTTCCATTAGTACCACCACCACCACCACCGCCAAGTCTCCCATTATTAAGATGTGACCCACCACCGCCTGCGATTACATTTCCATAACGCGTGTAATTACCATTAACACTACTTGCACCACCTGTGCCGACTACGCAACTTGAAGTTGCTAGTGTCCAACCCCAAGCAACACCACCTGCACCGCCTGCACCGTTACCTGACCCACCACCCCCACCACCAACTGCTATAGCAAATACAAAATTAATTCCCGCAGGGATTGTCACTGATGTAGTTCCTGCCAAAATTGTTTGGCGTAAATATAATCCGAATGGCAGATTAAAATGTGTGTTTACAAATGGAGTATATGTAGCACTTTGCATCCCAATAGATACTGGGTTGCCAGCTTGTCCTTTGCGGTTTGGATTGCTCATAGTGTTCTCCTAGTAAAAAAGGTAAAGTATTCCGTTGCCGCCTGCGCCGTTAAACGCACCAACACCAGCAGCACCACCGCCCAGTCCACCTGCACCGCCAGTTACGCTTGAAGCATTACTGCCATTACCTGCAACACCACCACCACCACCGCCAGCGCCAGTTCCACCTGAACCGCCAGTTGTTCCCGTACCGCCAGTTGTAACTGCGCCAGTTAAAATGTTTATTCCATTACCGCCATTACCACCAACATTTAGTGTTGTTGAGCCTTGCGCTCTACCACCACCACCACCAACTAAACCGTTGCCGCCGTTGCCACCAGTATTAGTTGCTGCTCCTGCACCGCTACTGCTACCGCCACCGCCTGCTGAAATGCCATCACCGCCTGCACCACTAGCAACTCCGTTGGTTGTGCTTTGCCCACCACTGCCAGCACCTGCACCATTGTTACCTTTTATACCAGCAGCACCAGCAGTGCCAGCAGGGATTCCATAATAATTTGTTGAACCAGTAAAGGGTGGACTTGCTCCACCACCAAGAAAGGCGTTGTTACCAACACCACCACCGCCAGCAATAACATTTCCGTAACGGGTATAACCGCTAGCACCAGCGCCACCTGCACCGACAATGCAAGATGAGGTTGCTATTGTCCAGCCCCACGCTACACCGCCTGCTCCACCGACACCACCACCACCAACTGCGATAGCGTAAACAAATGTAATACCAGCAGGAATAGTTACCGAAGTTGTACCTGCAAGAATTGTCTGTTGAAGTTGCAAGCCATAAGGCAAAATCATTGAAGTATTAGCAAAAGGTGTTTCTTCATCACCGCGCATTTGACCTGATACAGGTCCCGCAACTTGCCCCCTGCGTGATGGATTAGCCATCCTTACACCTCGCGTGGTTCCATACTAAAATTATTGAAACGGTTATTAAATAAGCAATTAAATACTTCATTAGCTGATGCGGTTAACGTAGCCTGAAATCGTGATAACGGATGCAGTTGCTGCAAAGGCTGCAACGGTTAAACCAGCACTGCCATTACCTGTAAGTGGCAAGCCCGCAACAATAAGAACATCACCTGACTGTGGAGCAAGGGTGATTGGCTTTGCGTGTTGTACCGCGCCAGTGCCACCGAATTGAACGGTGAGAAGTACAGGTGAGGTTGAAGTGTTGTTGGCATAGAGCCACACCTCGTCAATGACTGTAGCAGATGTGCCTGTTGTATGGATAGTTGTACCAGTTGAGGCAGTTGCCACAACGGTAGTTGGCTGACCCTGTGTTGAGCCTGAGAGAATTACCTTTGTATATGTTGCCATTTTTTTATTATACCATTCCTTATCCGAAAACTTGATTTGCTAAAATGTTTTGATCATCTTCTTTTGGCCCGTCGCCTGCAGCGATCCACTCACCATCATATACACTAAGCACATTTGTGCTGGTATTAAACCAAAGAGGATTAGCCTCAGTATCCGCTGGGGCAGTTGCTGAAAAATATACAGCATTTCTATCGTCGGCAAGAGTATCAATGAGATCAACATATTCCGAAGATCCTGGAGACTTACCTGCTCCAAATTTGTTTAAAAGGTACTCAATAGTTCTGACAGTCACTTAAACATTATACCAGTCTTTCGTCATTTATTTATTTAATATTGTGCCCAACCTTAAACCATGATATAATCAAGTGTAGAAAAGAGGACAATATGGCATTCCCAGGCAACCATGACTTTAGCTATTACCGTGGTGATACATATGAATTTGATGTAGTTTTAAAAAACCAAGATGGCACTAACTTTGATATCACACTATACGAAACAGTGGCTTTTACTATTGGAACACAAAGAGGCTCTGGTGGCACAAAAACCACAGCTCTTGCTACTAAAGTAGAACCATCTACTGTAAGATGCACAATCACATCTACTGTTGGAAGAGGGCTGGCTGCAGGACCATATTTTTATGATGTTCAGATCACAGATACAACTCCAGACCCAGATACTATTTATACAGTACTGACAGGAATAATGACCGTAGTAGATGATATAACTGGGGCATCATAATGCCACAAGTAGTGGTTCGTAAAAAAACCCCTAAAGCAAATATTTATCTTGGTAGACAAACAGTAGTATTAAGAAATGTAATTCCAAAGGTTACTGTCTACGATGACATATATATTCCTCCTCCAGTACCGTATATAGATGGCGGTTTATACAATCAAGAAGGATCTGCTGCTGATGCAGGTCTATACAATACAACATCCTGGGAAGTAGTCTGGGATGGGGAAGCTCCAGTTTAAACCATGGATCTATTTATTTACTGGATATATGGTATGTTTTGTATATCTGGTTTATTAATTGCTCAGGCTGTATATTATATTATTAAGGGTAAATAGTCTTTTATTGACTTACCCGCCAAAATAAGGTATGCTTGAAGTATGAAAGAATGTAAACATAAATGGTATATGCGAGAGTCAGGCATTCAGTGCGTTAAATGTTTTATAGTCTGGGATATTAGTATGGAAAATGATATTAAATCTAATTCAAAGGCAATGTGATATCATATAGATATGAAAGAATTTAAGTGCTTTTTTTGCGATAAGTTAGCCACACATTATGATGTAGTCATGAAAGACTCTGAGTATGTTGTTGCTGATGTTTGCAATGTGCATTTAGTCATGGGTTTGTCATCCTAATATGGCAATGGATGTGCCAAAAATAATATGGCAAACTCATAATTATGAATTTGATAAACTGCCTGATAACTTTAAGATGGTGATTAAGACTTGGAAAAATCTTAACCCTGGCTGGGAGCATAGATACGTAAGCCATAATCAAAGGGAGGAAACATTTAAACAACACCCATTTTTATTTAGCCTTTATCAAAACTTACAGCCAATGTATCAAGCAGATTTGTGGAGATACTTAGTTACTTACCAACATGGAGGGGTTTATTCAGATATGGACTCTGTGTGTATTCAACCACTTGATTACATGTTAGAGCAAGTTAATAGTTGTGAAATGATTGCATTACCAAAAACCAGGGGATATCATGGAAAAGATATTCTTGTTGATATAAATAACACAACTAATGGTAGCTATGCAGTAAAACAAGGGTCTTTTATAATGAAATACATAATAGATGCTTGCGTTGCAGACTATGATAACAAAATTGGTACTTGGCTATGTTTTGTAAATACTGTTCAAAATTTTAAAAATGTAGAATATGTTTTTACTGCAGCACTTCATGATGCTAGACTTAAAAGAGTTTTTAATTCAGATTTTTTGGTAGATGATTATGGATCAAGTATTAAATATTTAGATTTTCTTGAAAAACATAATCTATCTATAATTTAATAGCTTTATTTTTTGCAGCAAAGTAGAGCTCTTTATGTCTAGATAGATCAAGAGATTTGGTCTGCTTTAATGCATCTTGATAGAGTGTAGATTCTTTTGATGTTATGAGTTTAAAAGGATTTTGTGTTTCTTTATACCATTTTTCATATTCATCATAGTCGCTATTTGACCCTATTAAATTACCCCCATATTTTTCACATATTGCCTCCAATATTTTTGGAGTATTCTCTCTTAGGTCCTCATATAAAAAGAACATATCTGCATTATTTAGTATAAATTCATAGTGATTTATGTAGTCCTTTAATCTATATTCAAACTGTGTATTTTTTTCCATTGTATTTATAGATGCTAAACACTCTTCTGGACTTCTTACAACTGTTACTATTGGTACTGAAATGTTTTTCATATAATATTCTTTATCTATACCTTGATCCATACCGTGAAAAAAGTTTACCTTTAAGTCTGTATTTGTTAGTATATTCCAATATAGCCAATGCCTACCAGATCTAGGATAAGTAAGCATTATGAGGTCTGGCATATCATGTTCTATAATAGGAGTATATTTATTATTTTTCATATCTTTATTATAGACTATCTTGACTTATTATTTTTGAAATGATATACTTTATAAATGAAAGAGCCTAAAATTATGCAGATGGACTGGAAAGCTCTTGGATATGAAAGGGTATATGTAGATGGAAGATTACGATGGGTTCCTCAACAGCGCAAAGAAGATACAGAGGACCAATATACTTCCACTTAGATGGATAGGTAATATTTGTGAAAGACCTGCAAACTATCATCTAAATATGTTTTTACACTATAGAGATCATGATGACCTTGGTCTTGCTTGTAGGTACCACGCATATATGTCAACCTTTCTGTATAAACCCTATCATTGGTGGGGAACTTATTACGAATTAAACATGGAGGAATAAGATGAGTGTAGATGAAATGATGTTAAGACTGGAGATTGCAGCAGAGATAGAGGCTATTCCAATTATTGCAGGGGTAACAAACGCTCTGGGCATGCGTATTGCTGCAGCTAATATTGCAAGGGGAGAAGACAACTATATGACGGAGTGGGCTAAAAAGTTTGAAACGCAAGTTGACTTTGAATAACCATTATGATATACCAGATCCTTTCACTGTATTTGTAGCTAATAAGTATGCTAACGCTAAGGGATCTAAATATGACTTTTTTACTGGTGAATGGTCTTATAGATGTTTAACTTGTAACGAAGATATGTCTGCTCCATCCCGCAAAATTATGATAAAGGTTAGACTATATCATACAAGAAATGAGTGTTTAAATGGATACTGAGCAACAATTTGATAATGAATTTAATGTTGATGCTGTAACAAAAGAAATGGTTGAGAGGATTAAATCTGATGTTAAGCTAAAGTATGGAAATAAAAAACGGCATCGTCAATAATTTAATTAAAGATAAACATCTTCAAGGCATCTATTACAGAACCACTCTGCTTCACCAGCAAGCTTTCTAATTCCACCATAAATAATTTCACCATTATTTATTTTATCAATTATATCTCCGTGCATATAGCCATATACTATTGGCTTTAGATCGTGATCACATTCATACATACACTAATCATACCATAGTTGCAATATGACATACTTTCTGATATGATAGATACATGGAAAATACTGGGTGGACTAAAGATCTTGATGATGAACAAAAAGCTTATGTGATGGACTTAATCATCACAACGGTAAAAGAGATTAGAGAACAGATAGCCCTTGATATTGAGGCTACCGTTCCAGTATGGCAGAGGTTAGGATTTATGAAGAGTCGTAGAACAAAGGCAGCATTTAAGGTATGTGCTGCAATTGCAAGAGGACAAAATGAAAGGGTACACCATGGCAATGAACAAGCGTAAGTATGTGTGTGAAGATAAAGAGTGTGGGACAATAATTACTATTCAGGCAAAAGGTGATTTGGCAGAATCAATCATTTGTCCATGCGATAAAATCATGCCAGCTTCTAAATAAATGTGGTCATGGATTCTTGCAGCAATTGGTGTTACTGGTATATTTCTAGTAGGTCGTAAGACTATTTGGGGATGGCTAATCCTTTGTATAAATGAGTGCTTATGGATTATTTATGCTGTTACTACAAAGCAATATGGCTTTATAGTTGCAGCTATTGCATATGGAATTGTTTATGTTAAGTCTTTTGTTCATTGGAGAAGAGATGAAAAGGAAGGAGTAACAAATGATTGAGTTAATTATTTTAACAATCGGTTCATTTTTTTCTGGGTATTTAGTTTCATACTTAGTAATGACTGTTGGAGTTAAGCAAGATAAAAAATAATGGTACTAGCGACAGTAGCTTAGTTGGTTAAAGCCCCGAACTCATAATTCGGTAATCGTAGGTTCAAGTCCTACCTGTCGCACCATACCCCTGTAGCTCAGCGGAAGAGCGACGGACTTCTAATCCGCAGGTCGTTGGTTCAAATCCAATCAGGGGTACATAGAGATGATATAATGTAATGAAAGTAAAAAGGGGTGTTTCGTTGGCTAAAATTGTTTTTCTTGGAAACTTTGAGGTTTCTTATAGTAGTGAGAATCATCATGCTAAGAGTCTTGAGTCTCTTGGACATACCGTTGTTAAATTGCAAGAACAGAAAGCAAAGAGCCATGTAATTCTTGACCAAGCACTTAACTCAGACCTATTTATCTGGGTACATACTCATGGATGGGAAACAACTGGCAGGATTACGATGGATAACGTTTTGCTTCAACTAAAGCAGGCAGGTGTGCAGACAATTACCTACCACCTTGACCTATGGTTTGGTCTTGATCGCCAGAAAGATCTGCAAGAAGATAACTTTTATAAAACAATTGGACACTTTTTTACTGTAGATAAGCTGATGGCTGACTGGTTTAACGAAAATACTGAAGTAAAAGGACACTTCCTTCCTGCTGGTGTATATGATAAAGAATGCTATATCCACCCAGATTATGATACACAAAACTTTGAGCATGATGTTATTTTTGTTGGCAGCAAAAGATATCACCATGAGCATAAGTATCGTACAGAACTAATTGATTTCTTAAGAAAGACATATGGAAAAAGATTCCTTCATGTTGGTGGAGATGGTGACACTGGAACTGTTCGTGGTGATGAATTAAACCGTATCTACGCTAAAAGTAAGATTGCAGTTGGAGATAGTCTTAATATAGGCTTTGATTATCCTTATTACACTAGCGATAGATTGTTTGAATCTACTGGTCGTGGTGGATTTACTATATACCCAGAAATTAAAGGCTTAGATAAATACTTTATGCCTGATGAAGTTGTATTTTATAAGCACGGGAACCTTGATGACTTAAAAGATAAGATAGACCAATATCTTGAAAACTCTTTGGTAAGAGAAAGAATTAGATTAAATGGACATAATCGCACAAAGAAAGAGCACACATATGTTCATAGATGGACTGAAATCTTAAAAGAATTAGATATTAAATGAATTGCTTGGTAACTGGAGGAGCAGGATTTATTGGATCTAACCTTGTTGATAAGCTGATAGATCTTGGTCATAATGTTATTTGTATAGATAATGAGTCAGCAGAGTGTCATGAACAATTTTACTGGAACCCAAAAGCAAGTAATTATAAATATGATATATGTGATTATGATAAGATAGAGCACTTATTTAATGGGGTAGATTATGTGTTCCACATAGCATCTGATGCAAGAATTCAGCCAGCAATCTTAAACCCAAAGAAATCTATTCAATCTAACGCAATTGGAACTGCTAACGTGTTGGATCTATCTCGTTTAGCAAAAGTAAAGAAGTTTATTTATTCTAGTACATCTTCTGCATATGGTAAGAGAGCAATACTACCAAACATAGAAACTCAGGCATCTGATCCATTAACACCATACTCTGCTGCAAAAGTTTTTGGTGAAAACCTTGCAAGAGTTTACTATAATTTATATGGTCTTGAGACTATATCTCTTAGGTATTTTAATGTTTATGGGGATAGACAACCATTAAAAGGTCAGTATGCACCAGTAATAGGGTTATTTTTAAAGCAATACCACGAAGGAAAGCCACTAACAGTAGTTGGTGATGGATCTCAACGTAGAGACTTTACGCATATCTCTGATGTAGTAGAAGCAAACATCCTTGCATCTGAAGCAAGTCATGGCTTTGGTGAGGTATATAACATTGGGTATGGAAGTAACTATTCTATAATTGATATTGCTAATATGATTTCAAATGATGTTAAGTTTATCCCGTCAAGAATTGGGGAAGTGCAAGAAACTCTTGCATCAAATCAAAAGTTTAAAGATTTAACTGGTTGGATGCCAAAAGTATCCCTTATGGAATGGATACAAAAATGACAGAAATGGTTAAAGCAGTTTTAAACGGAGAGTTTGAAATGATCTTGCCTAAGCATCGTGCAGATAGACCAGAGTGGTATCTGCCAAGTGGTTGGGAGAAGCCTAGACTAAAGTCAATGCATGATAATCTTGGCAATGGTGATATTGTTTATTATGTTGGTGCAGAAGAAGGAGAGTTCCCAGCACTGTGTCAAATGTGGGGAGCAGAAGTAGTATTGTTTGAGCCAAATCCTAAAGTTTGGTCACACTTTCCTGCAACTTGGACAGCAAACAACCTAGAACTTCCTATGGTATGTATTCCTGGATTCGCATCTGACAAGATAAATAAACTTTCTAGAATATATTACAATGAATGGCCTCCAGAGGTTAACGATGCAATTGAAGCAGCACATGGCTTTAAAGAGTTATATCTTGAAGGAGATACCTATGGTCAGATCACAATAGATTCTTGTGTTTATGACCATGGTATTAAGCCACCTACCGCCATTTCATTGGACGTAGAAGGTAGTGAATGGAGGGTTCTAGGAGGGGCTGAGAGGGTGCTTAGAGAACACAAACCAAAGATCTGGCTATCTGGACACCCTGAGTTTATGTTACAGCAATGGGATGAATCTTTATATAATCTTAGACAATGGATCAAGGGATTAGGATATACTGAAATAATTTTAGACTATCAGCATGAGGTGCATCTTTATTATGAATCATGCTAAAACTTTTTGGGATAACGCTGCTAAAGATCCAGATGTAAGGTATAAGTATATTGCAGATGAGTGGGCAACTACGGAAACATTTTTGGATCTTATAAAAAATAATAATCACGAATGGAATAGTGTTTTAGAAATTGGTTGCGGAATAGGCAGACTGCTAGTTCCTTTTGCAGATATGCACAAAGAGTGTAACTTTTATGGGATAGACATATCTGATGAAATGATAAACCTTGCACCTAAAAGAGATAATATAAAGTATCAAGAACTTGCAGACAACCTTGATCTTGTATATTCAATGTTAGTCTTTCAACATATTGAACACCAAGAAAAGATTAACTACATAAAACTTGCTTATGAAAAATTAAAAGTTGATGGTATTTTATTCTTTCAGTTTGTTGTTGGGGAAGAGAACTCTCCATACTCCTATCAAACATCAAGGTTTGAAATTGAAAAAATGCTGAGTAGTGCAGGATTTAAAAACTTAATCTTTACAGATCATATGCATCCTGAGTGGATGTTTGTTAGGGCTACAAAATGACTAATGCATACATATATTCTATTGATCCACTTGATGCTGCGGATGGTAAATGGGACTATGGATTACTTAAAGAAACATTTGAAAAAAATAATGTTAGTCAGATAGTTGTAAAAGAAATACCAAAAGCAGATCGTGGGTTTGTTGTTATTCCTGGACATGGAAATGCTGGTAAAGAAAAAGAAATATCAAACCAATTAAAAAACCTTGATAGAGTTGTCTTGTTTATAACTGGTGATGAAAGCGCTCAATTTAATGTAGATAAAATTAGTCATCCTAATATTTCTATTTGGGTTCAATACCCACATCAAAAACATGAAAAATATAATAAATTTTTTATTGGTCCACCTCAGCATTTAAAGTCTAACCTACCTGATTATCCTGTTAAAGAATATGACATTTATTTTGGTGGACAAATAACCCATCAGCGTAGACAACAGTTAGCAGAGGTTATGCCAGACCTTCCCAATGCCCTCTATAAGCCTACAAAGGGCTTTGCACAGGGAGAACAGCCTAAAGAGTACTACCGCACCCTATCAAAGGCTAGAGTTGTTCCAGCCCCCGCTGGTGCCCAAGTTATAGACACCTTTAGATTCTTTGAGGCCATTGAAATGCTGGCTTTACCTGTTGGTGATCTTATTGATTCTAAAGGTGAAATGATTGATTATTTTAACTATGTTTACCCTGCGGGAGTGCCAATTGAAAAGATTGATGACTGGAATAAACTAAAAGAAATCCTTCCTAATCTTATTAGTAACTATCCAAACAATATGCACCAAGTGGTATGCTGGTGGATTAAATATAAAAGAGATTTTTCTATTAAAGTTATGAGGGATCTATATGAATAAAAATGATGTAACGATTATTATTGCTACCTCTGTATTGCCAAGCCACCCAGATACAAGAATAATTGATGAAACAATTTCTGCAATTAGGGTTCACTTTCCTAACAATGAGATTATACTGCAAATTGATGGCTTGCGTGAAGAACGTTTGTCTCGTAAAGCAGATTATGATGAATACAAAAATAGAATTTTATGGAAGTGTTTGCATGAATGGAAAAATGTTTTACCAATAATTTTTGATGAACACAGTCACCAAACAACAATGATGAAGGAAACAATTGATATCATTAATACTTCTGCAATGCTTTATGTTGAAGGAGATGCGCCACTTACCCCAGACTATGAGATTGATTGGCAAAAATGTTTAGATATGATTGAATATGAAAAGGCTAATACAATTAGATTTCACTTTGAATCATCTATTCCTTTTGAACACAATCATTTGATGTTGGGCATTGAAGATGGTTTTATGAAAACAATTCAGTGGAGCCAGCGCCCACATATAAGTGCAGTAAAGTATTATCGTGATATTGTTTTACCTTTTTCTGATGAAAAAACTTTTATTGAAGATAGGTTTCATGGCAAGGTTCAAGATGATGGGTGGGATACTCACAAGCTTTGGATATATCATCCAGAAGGCAACATAAAACGCTCTTATCATTTAGATGGCCGTGAAGGTACACAAAAATTTACAGTAGACGATGATGCCTGGGGATATAAAGAGTGACATTTGGAATAATTGCAAGATGTGATAATAGTGGATTGGGAAATCAGACAAGGGATCTGGTTAAAATGCTAAATCCAGACAGGATTCTTTTAATTAACTCTGCAAAATTTAATAATAATAAACAATATCCTGAGTGGTATGATGGCTATAACGTAATCATGACAGATGGTTTTCCAACTAAGCAAGAGGTTGCTAGGTTTATGGATGGACTAAATTCTGTACTTACATGCGAAACCTTTTACCATCCACACTTTATTCACCTTTCACAAAGACGTAATGTTAAAACATTAATGCAATATAACTATGAGTTTCTTGATCATTTAAATAAACCAGATATGCCTTTACCAAGCTATATGATTGCCCCTAGTTATTGGAAAATAGATGAGGTTGTTAGTAAGTTTGGCAATGATACTGTCGTTATTCATCTACCGCCACCTACTGACTCATCTGAGTTTGCTTCTGCAAGAAATAATAATCTTGGGAAAGATCATAAAAGAATTCTTCATATTGGTGGTAAGGCAGCTTCCCAGGATAGGAATGGTACTCAAACTGTTATTGATATGCTTGAGCATTCAACAGCTGACTATGAGTTGGTCATTAGAAGTCAGACGGAACTTAAAGTTAATTGCAAAGATCCTAGACTTACTATTGATATAAGTAATATTGACCATAGATCATCAATGTATGAAGGATTTGATGCCATGGTTCTTCCAAGAAGATATGCTGGTCTGTGCTTGCCAATGAATGAAGCACTCATGAGTGGGCTGCCAGTCTTTATGACTGATATATCACCAAACAATGAAATTCTTCCAAACGATTGGCTAATTCCTTCAAGAAAAATAAACACACTTATGACAAGAGTTAAATTAGATGTATATGAGGCTGATCCCAAAGAGCTTGCTAAAAGAATTGATAACTATGTTAACAGTGATAAAAAAGCAGAAAAAGAAAAAGCTGCAACTATTGGGTTTGAAAACTTTGATCCATCTATTCTAAAGAATCAATACCTTCAGATTCTGGAAGGATAAACTCTTCTGAGAATCTTTGTTTCAAATCTCCAAGAGTCATAAACGTTGCTTTTCTATCTTTTATGAATTCAATATTTGTTCTAAGTTCTTTAATCTTATAGTCTGTAAACTTTAATATATAATAAGATAACCATAGATCATCAATGATCCAATATTCTTCGGGACAATCAAAAAAGTCTTCATTTAAGAATAGCTTAGATTCACAGATAAGACCACCTGTGCCAGCATAATTGCCTAACTCATTACCAACAATTTTAATCTTTCTTTTGTATCTTGAATTAATCTTGTGTGCCCAAAAAGATTTTATACAATCTCTTTCATATTGTCTATGACATTCTTGTATAAACGTATTTGGAATTATTTCATCGTCATCAATAAATATTATTTTTTCATATCCTTCTTCAGCAAGGTCTCTTGCCAACAGAAATCTAGCAAATTGTTTAAAATCATTTGCGTAGTTATGAACAGAGATATTTAAAGTCCCTTTATATTTATCTAAATATTGTAAAAGTTTTTCGTTTCTATTAGAATTGTCAACAATATAAAAATCAAAGTCTTTATCTGTTTGATTATTTAAGCAGTGCAAAGTAACTTTAAGGTTTTCAAACCTAATATAAGTACACATTATTAGCGCTGTATTTGACATGTTAATCCATAATAGCATAAAAGAAGACCAGCCTATTTCTAGGCTGGCCTCCATAATATAACTACTTTGCAGCAGCCTTTTTAGCAGCAGCCTTCTTCTTTACAGGTGCCTTAGCAGACTTTAGAGCCTTCTCTACTTCCTTAGCATCTGGCAATACGCCAAAAGCCTTGTCGTTAGGGTTTATTGCTCTGATTGCTACTGGTGCGATAGCAGCAACAAGTGCTGTCCATAGATCCTTTGGATCTGTTACGCCAGCCATGTATAGGGCAAGACCTGATGCAAGTACTGAGCGACCATATGATGCTAGTAGTGCCTTTAGTTGTTCTGTATTCATTTTATTCCTCCTAGGATATAACTCGTG